GGATTACGCCGCGTTCTCGATCAACCCAGGCGACAACGCTGCGAACCTGTCGCCCGAGTACCTGCGCATGCTCGAGTCCCTGCCGGCCAGGATGCGGGCGCGATTCCTTGAGGGCCGCTTCGCAGACGCAAACCCAAACGCCCTATTCCCCGAGGAACACATCGACCGATGGCGCGTGCTGGACGGCGTTGTGCCGCAGCTGGTGCGCGTTGTGGTCGCGGTGGACCCGAGCGGCGCGGACGACGAGGCGAGTGCGGACAACGACGCCATCGGCATCGTGGTGGTCGGCCTGGCCACGGACGGCGCGTGCTACCTGCTGGAAGACCTGACGGTGAAGGCTGGCCCTGCAACCTGGGGACGCGTGGCGGCCGAGGCGTTTGACCGGCACAAGGCCGACTGCGTGGTGGCCGAGACGAACTACGGCGGCGCGATGGTGCGCCAGGTGATCGAGACTGCCCGCCCGCGCACGCCGTTCAGGCCTGTGACCGCCAGCCGGGGTAAGGTAGTGCGCGCCGAACCGTTCTCGTCGCTGTACGAGCAGGGCAAGGTACGCCATGTCGGGATGTTCCCGGAACTCGAGGACGAACTGAGCGGGTTCGCCACGACGGGCTACACCGGCTCGCGCAGCCCGAACCGGGCCGACGCGCTGATCTGGGGCCTGGCGGCGCTGTTCCCGGCTGTGACGGGGGCGACGACGAAGAAACCTGACCTCGCGGGCCTCGTGCTTCCCACCGCCCACCGCTGGCGATAGACACCGAACGCCTCGCGTAGCATAATCCCGCCAGCCGCGCAATACCCGGAGACCCCGAGATGGCCAGAGAATCGAACGAGCAGAGGCTGTCACGCATCCATCAGGAGGCGATGGCAGAGTTCGACGCCATCCAGAGCGCGCTGCGTGACGAGCGGCTGCAGTGCCTGCAGGATCGCCGGTTCTACTCCATCGCCGGGGCGCAGTGGGAAGGCCCGCTCGGGGCGCAGTTCGAGAACAAGCCGAAACTCGAGGTCAACAAGATCGCGTTGGCCGTCCAGCGCATCTTCAGCGAGTACCGCGCCAACCGCGTGACGGTCGATTTCGTCAGCAAGGAAGGCAAGGAGTACGACAGCCTGGCCGAAACCTGCGACGACCTGTACCGCGCCGACGAGCAGGACAGCGGGGCCGAGGAAGCCTACGACAACGCCTTCGAGGAGGCTGTCGGCGGCGGGTTTGGAGCGTTCCGGCTGCGCACGGCCTACGAAAACGAGGAAGACGATGAGGACGAGCGCCAGCGCATCCGCATCGAGCCGATCTTCGACGCGGACAGCAGCGTGTTCTTCGACCTCCAGGCCAAGCGCCAGGACAAGGCCGACGCGAAGCGGTGTTTTGTGCTCACGAGCATGACCCGCGAGGCGTACAAGGCCGAGTACGGGGATGACCCGGCAAGCTGGCCGAAGGAAATCCATCAGTACGAGTTTGACTGGCTCACGCCTGACGTCGTGTACGTGGCCGAGTATTTCCGCGCCGAGATGGTGTCCGAAACCGTGCGCATATTTCGCAGCCTCGACGGCGAGGAGGAGCGCTACCGGGACAGCGAGCTGGACGATGAGATGCTGGCGCAGCTCGAGGCAGTCGGTTCTGTCGAGGTTCGACAGAAGCGCATGAAGCGTCAGCGGGTGCGAAAGTATGTCCTGAGCGGCGCGAAGGTGCTCGAGGACTCCGGTTTCATCGCCGGCAAGCACATCCCTGTCGTTCCGGTCTACGGCCGCCGCTGGTTCATCGACAACGTGGAGCGCTGCGCGGGGCATGTCAGGCTGGCGAAAGACGCCCAGCGCCTGGCGAACATGCAGCGGTCGAAGCTGGCCGAGATCGCCGCGCTCTCGAGCGTCGAGAAGCCCATCCTGACCCCCGAGCAGGTCGCCGGCCACCAAGTGATGTGGCAGGACGACAACCTGCGCAATTACCCGTACCTGCTCATCAACCCGATCACGGGGCCTGACGGCAGCGCACAGGCTGCTGGACCGCTGGCCTACACGAAGTCCCCTCAGATCCCGCCCGCGATGGCGGCGCTCCTGCAGATCACCGAGCAGGACATGAAAGACGTCCTCGGGAATCAGGAGCAGGGCGACAAGATCGTCGCCAACGTCAGCGGCAAGGCCGTCGAAATGGTCCAGCAGCGCCTGGACATGCAGACGTTCATCTACATGTCGAACTACGCCAAGGCCGTGCGCCGTGCCGGCGAGGTCTGGCTCGGCATGGCCCGCGAGGTGTACGCAGAGCCTGGCCGGAAGATGAAGGGCATCGGGTCGCAGGGCCAGATGTCGAGTATCGAACTGATGCGCCCGATGGTGAACGACGAGGGCGAACTCGAGCACGAGAACGATCTCTCAGAGGCCGAGTTCGATGTCGCCGTCGAGGTCGGCCCGTCCTCGAGCAGCAAGCGTGCCGCGACGGTTCGCGCCCTCACGCAGATGATGGCCGTGACGCAAGACCCCGAGGCACAGCGCGTGCTGCAGGCTGCGGCGCTCATGAACATGGAAGGCGAGGGCCTGAGCGAGATTTCCGAGTTCTTCCGCAAGCAGCTGGTGCAGATGGGCGTGGTGAAGCCGACCGAGGAGGAGGCCGCACAGATGGCCCAGGCTGGAGCACAGCCCGACCCGAATGCGGTGTTCCTACAGGCCGCCGCCGAGGAAGCGCTCGCCAAGGCCGCGCAGGCCCGTGCAGGCGTGGTCAAGACCGTCGCAGACAGCGAGCTGGCGCGGGCGAAGACGCTCGAGACGGTTTCCAAGATTGACATGGATCAGACCCGCATGGCGATGGACGCGGTGAAGATGATCGGCCTGCCCGAGCAGACGCCGCCGCGACCTGAACTCTGAATCGGCACGGTGCCGAACGGTTGCCGGCTGACCGCATCAGCCGAGAGGGAAGACGGATGGGAATCAGGATCGAAGTAACGCAGCCCGATGGCACGCAAGAGGTGCATGAGGGCAACGAGGACACGCCCGAGGCAGACGAGGGCGAGCAGGTTGCGGCGGCTCAGGGCGCACCAGACACGCCTGACCCGTCTCCCCAGGCTGATGCCCCTGCAGCCGCCGCACCCGAACCCGACGAGGTGACGGTCAGCATCGGAGACGATGCCCCGCCAGCCGAGGACGAGGAACGCGCCGCCCCTGAGTGGGTGCGCGACCTGCGCAAGCAGCACCGCGAACTGCAGAAGAAGGTGCGCGAGTACGAGGCCAAGGAGCAGGCCGCGCCGGCCGCACGGCCCACTGTCGGCCCGAAGCCCAAGCTCGAAGACCACGACTACGACACCGACCGATACGAGACGGCGCTGGAGTCGTGGTACGCCCAGAAGGCCACGGCTGATAAGGCCGAGCGCGAGGCGCAGCGCCAGGCCGAAGAGGCGCAGAAGGCGTGGCAGGCCAAGCTCGACGGGTACGGCAAGGCGAAGGTCGAGCTCAAGGTGCGCGACTACGACGAGGCCGAGCACACGGTCATGGAGACGCTGAACGTTACCCAGCAGGGCGTCGTGCTGCAGGGCGCGGAGAACCCCGCGCTCGTCGTCTACGCGCTGGGCAAGAACCCGAAGAAGGCCAAGGAACTGGCCGCCCTCACCGACCCGGTGAAGTTCGCATTTGCCGTCGCCAAACTGGAGGCACAATTGAAAGTCACACCCCGAACCAAGCCCCCCGCGCCCGAGCGCAGCCTGCCGGCAGGCACCGCACCCGTCAGCGGCGGGTCAGATACGACGCTGGAGAGGCTGCGCGAGGAGGCGTCCCGCACGGGCGACATGACGAAGGTCGTGGCGTACAAACGGCAACTGGCGGCGAAGGCGCAGGCGAGGGCTTGACGAACCCACGGGCCGTGTTATATTCGGCCCAATCGCACCGGGTTTCGCCAGCCCTCAAGTGGCAGTAGCGACCAGATCACGAGTGGCCGCCCGACTCCGACCGGGTGAGTAAGCAGGCGCGGCAGTAGCCGCAATCGTTCACTCATTCCGAATTAGGAGCCACCAATGGCCAACGCCTTCTCAAAGGAAGAGCGCGTCGCGTTTGAAGACCTGCTTGCAGGCTTCCAAGACGCCCTCGTACTGTCCCGCAACGTCTCGGTCTACAACACCGACCAGACGATGATGGAGCGGACCAACAACGTCATCTGGCGTCCGATGCCCTACATCGCTGTGTCGTACAACGGCACGGACATGACGGGCAACTTCGACGACTACACCCAGCTCACCGTTCCCGCGACCATCGGCTACCAGAAGTCGGTGCCGTGGATCATGTCGGCCACCGAGCTGCGTGATGCGCTGCAAGAGGGTC